GTCGTAAGTGAGGAGCATCTTGTCCGCTTCTTCCTCGGTCACGTCAACGATCAATACCGGGACGACTTGGTCGCCCATGACCTCTTGCCGGAGGTGGCCGTCTATCAGCTCCAGGCCGTCGGGAGTCTCCCTGGCAATGACCGCGTCCGCAAACCCGATGTCCTCCAGGACTCCACGAAGGGCGGCTTCCTGGGCCGGCGGATGCCGGCGCCAGTTCTTAGGATTGGCGCGGAGTTCGGACGCCGGGACTCGGCGGAGTTCCTTTACTCTATCTCTCATAGTCATGCGGTCATTCTATCACGTTAATCAAAAAGTGGCGTTGAATCGGTCTTAAATGTCACTTTTTATGGTGTATAATAAAAGGCTTTGCCGTTAACGGACCACGGCAAAAAGTGAGAATTTTGACGACTTCAATGGTTTATCGTCCGGGCCTTTGACGTAGGCCGGAATGAACCGTGGCCGGTGGCTTTTGGAGCTAATGCAAGGATCAGTAAGATGGCTGTCGAATATGAAACATACGAGCTGGGGAAAGATGTTACGCAGATTGCCAAGACCGGCACGAAACTACAGACTGCTGTTATATCAGTCAGGTTGACCAAGGCCGACGTTGTCCGCCTTGAGACCATCGGGCGCGAGAACGGGAAGACAGTATCTCAGGTCATAAGGGATGCTATCGCTGCATATGAAGTGAAACATCCCTCTATGATTATCGGTCTATGGAACGGCTCCACGGTAACGATAGGTGAACCCGGGGAGGTTAGCGGGAACAGTTGGCCAGTAAGTTACCAGACCGTAGAGCTTAATCCGACCGGCACTACCGTTCCGATGCAGCCCTAAGTATCAGCTAAAGCGGTTGAGCATTCCAATGGAGCGCATTGTTGTGCCTAACTTTCATCGCCCTGATACCCTTAAACCTAGCTACCAACTCCTGTTGAAAGCGCCTAACCTTCTTTAGCGATGGCCCACTTCTCGTTCCGCCCCAACACACCGTACATGCCTAGAGTGTCCAAGCCTGCCGACGTCACCCGCTGGACCGTTTCGCTGCCGAAGACCTTACCGCTTCAGGGGCCTACAGCAACGCAGGTGACAGTGCGGACCACACCAGGAACGGTGTGTATGCTATTGGCGTGTATACTGGGCGAGAAGGGAGGGGATCTTGATGGTAATGGTTGAACAGTCTGACACAGCCCACCTGGTAAAACGGTTACGCGGTATGGGCTTCTCATATATGGAGATCGGGCGCCACATTGGAGTCCATTGGAGGACGGTTTATCGGTGGGGCCGCGGTGAGCATCAGCCCTGGACTACCGGGCCGGTAAACCAGGCCCTGGCCGCTATGATCCGGATACAGCCGTCGGGACGTTAGGTATGATCACAAATATGGAGGATATCGAACGACGAGCGTTGACAACCTGGGAGGAAGGGCGCTGTGCGGAGATCGCCCTGGAACGGCACAACCGAAATAAGGGCCGGGGCCTCCAATCCCATCGGAAGTTTGGCAAGCTCTCAGTGGGTAGAATTGGTTGCGCCAATGGCCCCGGACTAACCACCGGCATGAATAGTCCCGCTGTTCGGCTGTCCCACTGGTTGTCGCGGGGCTGCGTCGTCTGAGTTGAATGACCTTGATCACCGGCTCGGCGCTGTACGCCTTCGGCAAGTGTCGCCGTATGGAACGTGATGTCTGCTCGGTCTGTATCGACACGCACTCCTGGCGGATGAAGGCGAAGAACGAGAAAGCCAACTGGCGGGTCCAGATTGTTAATTCACGATCCGCCACCCCGGCCTCCCCTGTTGCTCCCCTGTGACGGTCCCATCCGGTTTCCCAATCCCACGATGTCATACCAGAACAAGCCAGGTGTGACGACCCCGGACTCCGCACGAATATGCTAAGATTTATCCCTTCATCGGAGTTCCGGCCAAATGGCCCCCATGCCAATCCTTGAACTTCCCACTTCTGGTCAAACGGCGTTGGAAATGGGCAGACAATTGGCCGTTGGAAAAATGCCCATCCGTAAAGTGAGATGGGCCGCACCTCATCCAATGGGCAACGGGGCAGGGTGTCGAATCCGCCCACTAATACGTCGGTGATTTCTTCGGAGATGTAATACGTATCGGCCTGGCTGAAGATGTATGTTATGTTTTGTTGTATAGAACGTGCCGAGATCGGCATCAAGCGCCGGCTTTCGAGAAGGCCGTCTAATCTCTTGTATATAAACTCGCTTTCTTCGGAGTCATGCTGCCAATAATCCAGCAAAGTTAACTGACTGATAAGAGCATCTGAGTAGTTCATGAGAGGATCAAATCCGTTGAGATCGGCTTGACCGCATCCACCTCCACGCAGAGCGCCCTGGCCACCGCCAATCTCAGCTTCTGGTTTAGCTTCCTGGTCAGCGGGACATCTTGCCGCTGATTGCCCAGAAGCTCAATGAGATGACACCGGAATACTCCCTGCTTCTGGTCTCCGGTGATCCGCCACATGTGTCCCCCCACCTCTGTCGTCATCCGGATCGTATTCACCTCGTAACCATCTCCTCGGCCTCCTCTATGCTCTCGACTCGGCCAGCTATACACCCGGAGGCCCTGATCTCCTCGATGATCTTGGTTTGAATAGCCGACAATCGTTGACCGGGCCGCTTGACCTCCAACGCGTAGAGCTGGCCCTTATAGCCAACCAGCAAATCCGGCACCCCTGCCCTCTGATATGGGGACCCGTGAACTTTGAAGACCCACGCGCCCATGCTCCGGAGGTGCAGGACTATTTGCCGCTGGATTCGCTGTTCCGGTCCTAGAATTTCACCCACCCCCGCTTTGCGGCCTTGCCGTTATAAACGCTGTACTTGAGGTAGTTATCGAACACCTTCGTGCTTTTGCACCGCCGGCAACGTCCCACGCTGGTCGGCCCTTTAGCGGTCGTGATCTTCCAAAAGTGGACGCATTCGTTCATGATTAACTCCCGCTGAAACAGTCGAATGTACCGCTGGATTACTCAGATAAGATGATCAACTAATTATCAAAGGCAACGTCATTTGGGTCCGTTCTGCGATAGCACGATCAAGATTATTTAATGCGACTTTGAAGTATTCGGGCTTTAATTCAATCCCTATAAATTTGCGCCCATGTACTAATGCAACATAACCTTCCGATCCAATACCAGCAAATGGACTCAGGATCGTATCGCCTGGATTGCTCCAAAGTCGAATACATCGCTCAATTACCCCTAGCTGCAAGGGCGCAATATGTTTCTCATCTTTATCTGTCCTGGCTTCGGCCTTATTCAGAGTGTCACTTTCCCTCAATCCGTACCATACCGGATGCGCCCACGTGACCCAGTCCTCATTGGTGATGTCCGGATGGATGGGAATGCTAGATTCTCCGGGTTTACGAAACACCAGAATAAAATCTGCCAATCCGGGCCTCAGCCATGACGCATCCTTTTTGAGTTGTTTGAAAAGGAGGGCTTTGCTATGGGTGCGGATGGCCTGTGCTTGGGGATTCTTGTCAATCGTGACATCGCCGTGATAGTCAAATCCCATATCTGTCATAATCTGGATAATGAGTCCTCGGAAATCCTTTAGACCTATAAAGCCGTCATGCGCTAATTTCGCTGGCACCTGGGCCACATGAACCGCCACCAAACGGCCTTTCTTGGAAACACGGAATAATCCTTCTGCTACTCCTCGATACATCGCTCCAAATTCGTCATCATCACGACTATTTCCTAGATCGCGTGGGTCAGCGGAATAACTGAATAAAGACAAAAACGGTGGGCTAAATACCGTAAAATCAACGGAATCAGGAGCCATCGCCGCTAACTGTTCCCGGCAATCTCCATGAATCAACTGGTAGTTGTCAGCTTGGATGGGTTCTTGAAGGTCGTATTCTTGAGATGCTGCCGATTGTCCATTCAATGCCATCCGGTCATAATCAGCTACCCGTCCTGCCATAGCTGCTACTGTGGTTTGATGCTCTCGTTCCTTGTTTTGTACATTCTCCAAAACGACCCTCTCTATATCTGACGTTAGAATTATCACGTTGACCGGGGACTCCTGACCAAATCGCCAGCATCGGCGGATGGCCTGATAATATTGCTCATAACTATCGGAGAGGCCCAGGAACATCATATTGTGGCAATGCTGGAAGTTGAGTCCAAAGCCTCCAATCCGGACTTTGGTAATAAGAGTCCGCTTGCTTTGATCAAAGAATCTGCCGATATTCCGAATCTTATCTTCCAGAGCATCGGCACCTTCTACTAGGACCGAATCATCCAACGCTCGATGTAGTTGCCGCCCCTCGTCATTCAGCCCGCACCAGACGACCCATTGCTCGTCCGATTCGCCAATAATCTCCGCAGCCCGTTTCACGCGTTCTTCCATCGTCATACGGCGAGCTATTAAGCGGCCCTCTACTCCAGCCATACCAGTCACAAATAATCGGCCCGTAGCTTCCGCATAACTGGCTTGGTCAACATCCACAAAGATCGGTTGAATGTTCAATGGCGGAAGATTGTAGCCATCGCTCGGGAATCCCAACTGATCCGGAGTGGTAAACATCATGGACCACGTCGCCATCCATTCGTAAAAAGCCTCGACCGCGTACCCTTTCAAATCCCATTCGCCATCTCGATTTACGAAGAACGTCCCCAACATCTGAGCATTGGTCATTTGCCCGAGGAATTCAGCATGGTTGCCCAGTTCGGTCACATCATTCGGTGCTGGTG